TAATTCCTCACTATTAGATATCCAATTAATTCTATCTTCAACATTTGGATATTCTGTACTAGCGTTATAAGGAATTCCTGCCTTACATTCACCAAGAAGTAATAATCTAGATCCTGTTGCTGCACCAACATCTAAGCCAGATATATTTCTTTTTCCGTAATATCCTGGCCTGTAAAGATCTTTTCCATCAAATCTTTTGGCTTCTACACCCATTGTATTTACCTCCTATAGTAAATTTTTAAACTTTATGTTTAAGAAAGTTCTTCATTTGTTTTTTCCAATAATCTATCTTAAATCTTTCTAAAGCGCTTTTCTTTTCAATAATAATATACCATATTCTAAATCCATTTTTCACTCCATTATCTTCATTATTTGAATCAATAAATGATTCTAAATTTAACTCCTGATCAACTTCTGCAATTTTTTTTGTTTTCTTTTTCGCCATGATTTTCTCCTTATGTTTCAGGATACTGCCCTTCTCCACCTATAGAAGTTAATTTTGGCCCACTTTTTTCATTTTCTAAATGATGTTCAATAATTTTTAAAGTTTCAAGATCAGTATCTATTTCAACATTTTTATGTAAATTTATAAATGATAAATTAAACTCACTTCCAAATAATGTAGTTCCAAATTCATAATTATATAAAGCATTTTGTCCTTTTATCATTAAATTTTTTATACCTTTAGATGATAAATCTCTTTTAGCTCTTTTTAATATACTTCTTAATATCATATATAATATTCTAGTTACCTCTATATGTTCACTCCATATAGAAATATTTATTGATATTCTTTCTAAATATCTATCAGACGATGCCCAAAGTTTTTCAGAACCTTTTGCGGTCTTAGCATCTTGTATATTATTCAAAACTGTGTTACTCATTATCGTACCATTATTAAATCTATCTTTCAATTGAATTGCAGATACTTCATCTATAAAATCTTGAGTTACTTCTTCATTCTTATATCCAGCTCCTAATAATTGTCTTTCAAAAAGATCATCATCTAAAAGTTCTACTCCAATTGCAGGAAGTATCGATGTATAATTTCCCTCTTCATCTGCTGCTAATGCATTTCCATATTCTATAGCTAATGGATGTGCTCCTTGAATAGACGGAATATCACCCGCGTTGCCGTTTGTAAGCTCACTTAATTTATATTCTGCGATATTTGCAGTTATAAAGTCAATAAAATATTTTACTTCGTCAATAATAAATTGTGTAAAATGTATTTTACTCATAATTAAAATTTAAACCTTTTAAAAATAAATTCTATAATTTCTTTTCCAAAAATCAGTAATATAATAAGAAAAATTAACATTATTAATTCCATCATGTATTTTCCTTTATAAAATTTAATCCTTCTTCTATATCTAATTTTAAACCTGATTGTAATATATCTTTAACTTTTTTATTCATTCTTCTTTTTAAATTCGGATATATTGGTACTGCTTGAGCACCCGGATATATCCATCCTGTTGAGTTTTTACTTACAATTCTAAAAGTACCATATACTGTATGTCTTGGAGATCCCGTCTTTACTAATCCTCCATAGATATCTTTTCCACTTGCTCCTTTATAAACTGCAGGCTTTGTATATACTCTACTTTGTAAAGAAGTTCCTGACATTAACGGGGTTGTTCCGTGAATACCCGTCACTCTATATCTTTTTCTTATATCGTTTTTATCTAGTTTTTTTACAACAGCATACACAGCTTTAGGCATTGCAGAAACTTGATGAGCTGCAGGAGTAAACTTTCTCATGAATATTATATTATATGGCTCTCCTTTCTCATTTCTTCTTGCATGCGGACCATGCAAAAGACCGGGCTTCATATCAAATCTTTTAACACCTTTTTCTACAAAATTTACAAACATCCCTTTAGCAGATACTGATGCTTCCATTGGATCTGTTTGTTTATCTATATTAATACTTTCTTTATATTTTCTTTTCCAACCATCTTTAGCATTTGAATTCTCCACAGATTTAACCCATTCTCTCATCACTTCATTCGTTGCAATTCTTATAGATTGTACTAATCCAGGAAGTCTTTTAGACCCAAGTATAGAGATAAGATCACTTAATGGAGTTCCTTCTTGTGTCAAATATATTTTCACAGTATATCTAACTCCTTAGATGTAAATTTATTGAACATTCTTAATAACATTGTTTGCGGAAATCTTTTATCTTCAGCATTCATTAATTCAACCTCTCTTTTATAAACAATATAAGATGGATGATATCTATAAACAACAGTAAATTTTTTTCCTTGTATTGGTTTGTTTAATATCCAAATCAAATCATTATATTCTGATAACATAAAATCTGTATCATTTATATATTCTACGCCATCTTCATCTAATATATTTCCAACTAATTCAACAACATCAAATTGAGGAATTTCATCTTTAGTCCCTGCACCTCTTGTAATCACTGTACTTTCATTCAAAAAAGATGTCAATAAACTTAATATATTCCCTCTTTTTACAAAATGTCCGCCTGCTAAAGTACATTCTAAATCTCCTTGTTTAAGATCTTCTCCCCATTTTGTCAAAGCATTTACAACATTTACTCTACCAACAATTACTTTTATAGGTTTGATGTATTCATAATCTACTTGTAAAACGTCCAATACATCTGGAATAGGCGCGGCACCTCCATTATCATCTAATATTATTGATTGTTTTTTGAACGATAGAACTGTATATGTATAATTCTGAGTTACATTATATACCCTAGAAACAGAACTTATATCTCCATGAATATTAAACGGATTTGAATTTTCTGCGTCTATTTCTACTTCAGTCTCGATAGTATGAATTATAAAAGTTCCATCATGAATAGAATTTTCATTTAAAACTTCTTCTGGAATCCTGTATCTATAAGTTACTTTTAATGGCTCATACATTTTTGGTAAAGACCCATTATCAACTAATGTTATAGTGTCATCAGTAAAATTTAAAACATCATACAATATTTGATCTCCTCCGCAAAAATCTTTAACAGCTCTTTGTATTTTAATAACTTTAGATATAGGATTCCAAAATGGCTTCACTTCATTCAAAGAAGAGCACCCATGAGGGCTATTTTCATCTATAATCTCATAATCTTCCTGAAAACTTAAAATATAACCTTTTCCATTACATAGATTACAAAATAAACTGGGCTTTCCATTTTTAATACAAGGGCATTTTTTTGCTTGTATTAAACGAGCATATTGACCATGACGTCTTATAACAGCTTCATGTTCTTCTGGTCTACCTTCTATACGTGCAAAAGTTTGATTTGCGTATGCGCTTGTATTTCTACCCATTAGTCGTCCTTCTTTTTATCTTTCTTGTTTTCTTTTCTAGGCTCCTTTTTATCTTCAACATAAGCCTGAAAATCTACACTGCCACAATTATCACAAACATCAACCCTATCACTATGAACTTTACCACAATTTACACACTGTTTCATTATTTTTCCTCCTTATAATGCGGTGAATAAAACTCCTCCGTATTTATTTTTATTTGCTTTATAAAATCTTTTTAATTCTTCTCTGTATGAAATTATGCGTGCACCAAAAAGCGCGTTAGTTGCAGACATAGTCGTACTATAACTTTCTGAAACTCCTGCTAACCCAATCGAACTAGATGCAATCGCCGCTGCTCTACCATCTCCATAATCATTTAAAAGATTTATTGCTGCTAACATGCCTATAATACTAAACATCTCTTTCCATTTTTTTCTTAAATGTCTTACTGTTTCAAATCCTGATGTAAAGTCTACAGAAAAAGCATCTGGATAATATTCTACTCCTGCTCCAAATGTTGTTGCTAAAAAAGTCTGTCCTAAAAATATAGGCAACGATTCTAAAGAACCCTGATTTGGAAAAAATTGCAAACTTCCTTTTTCATGATTTATTTTAACCCAATTTGTTATATCTAAAATTTGATTACTAGCAACATCATTGAATTTTACGTTTTGTACATTTATAACAGGTCTGTGCCTCAATTTAATGAATATATATTCATTAAACTCTTTTCTATTAAAATCATAAGGTTCGTCCCATTCGTAATCTATACCTTCTTCTCCAGAAAGATCATCGCGAACAACTCCAAAAGCAGGCCTATATTTATATATTCTTTTTAATAATTTAACATTTAAATCTCTTTCACAAGCATCTACAGCATTATCTATATACCACTTTAAAGTATCATCAGTTATTACTTGAGAATTTGGAGCAACTAATTCATTACCGAACGAATAGACATATCTTAATTCATCAGGTGTTATTATAGCACCCCATCCTCCATTTGAGACTAAATCGGGATCATTAAATGCATATCCTTTTCTACATTCTGCCATCTAATTTACTCCTTATTTTTTAAGGCCTTTTTTAAAAATTGATTTCTGTTTAAACATTTAAACGGCAATTTTTTTTTCAATTTTTTATCTTTTAATATAGTACTAATTTTTAATTTTTTACCGTATTTTTTTATTTCTTCTCCATTTATATATATACTCATGATATCTCCTTAATCAATCTTTTCTTCAGCAACTATTCTAAAATGAAAATTTATATTATTTTGACCGCTACTTTTGTAGCCTATTCTTAAAAAAAGACCTTGATAAATATCGAATTTTCCTCTTCTAACAAATTCAATTTCTTTCTCATCATATACATATATATTTCTTACAAAATGACCTAGTTCAAGAACATCAACACCTACAGTCAATCCATAAATAGAAAATAGACCTAATACATCATCTTTATCAATTACATAAAAATCCAAAATATCATCTTCATGAATATCGCTATTATTGATGAGTTTTATAATTCCACCTTGTAGCGCTATTTCAGTATCTATTTCGAAATCATTAAATGATTCAACACCAGCTTGTGCTATACCTCTAAATCCCTTCCATAAAGGATCATTCGGAGTAGTTTCATAAGTTGGAGCAACTATTTGATTTCCATCTTCTGTAAATTTGGGAAAATTTATTCCTTCTTCTTCTGCCATTTTATTATATCCTCCATTATATTCTTTTTAAATCTATAGCTTCAAAATCACCAGAAAGAGTTGAATATTGATAATTTTCTTCTAATCTAACTGTACCATCCATCCAATATTTTTTTATTGTATAACCCATTAATTTATTTGAATTATATGTATAGATTATCTCTTCAACTTTATTACTATATGTTCCGTCTTCATTATTTGTATGATACCAAGTCTCTTTTATAAGTCTTTTAGAAGTGCTATATTCTCTTCTTCTATAATTTTTTTCTCCAATAGAAATAAAATTATCTTCCATTTCTCTACTTTGTTCTATCAATAAATTGACTAAAATTTGTTCTTCAGATGTTAAAATTTCTTCATGAAAATTAAGAGTGCCTTCAGATCCATTAAGTATTATATCGCACTCCTTCTCAAGAGAACTATCTCTTAATAAATTTTCAAGACATATTGTTTTTATGTCCCATGAATCATCTACTAAATTTCTTTGAAAATTAATTTCCATTTAAAACCTCTACTTTGATAAATATCTCATTCTTATACCCAAATAATGTAAATCTGTTCCAATATTTACATGAGCAAGCTGTATCCCACAATAATCTCCTGCTTCAATGCTTGTAAATCTATTAGCTATATTAAATTGAGTTAATTGACCTGCAACAAAATTTAACAATGGAATTAACATACTTGATTCAGAATGATTATCATATTGTTCACCTATCGCACCATAATCAGAATAAGTTCTTATAGATTTAAAATTTTGTGATGTTTCAGGTATATATACTGCATATAAATGAACTAAAGAATTAAAATCTTCGGGAATTTGAAAAGTCATTCTGCATTGATCGCTAGATCCTACAGTTTTTACTTTAAAATCTCCTTTAGTACCATTATAGTCTGTAGTAAAAAAAACTTCTTTAATATAATTCTTAAATCTACTTTGATTTATATCAATAACATGATCAGCTGTTATTTTCATTATAGTACCGTCAACACCGTCGCTTATCACATGATATTCTTGTGTTGTTGTCCCGCCTAATTGAAAAATGGCTTTTAATACATTAAAATATAAAGCTTGAGCATCATTACCACCCACAGTTATAGAAGCGCTCCCACTTTCCCTTCTAATAGTAAGATATTGTGTATTGTCTGTATGATATAACTTTATATAATCTCCATCTGTTTTCGGTTTTATTATAACAGACGCTTCTCTTTCAAATAATATACTATCTAACTCTGAAATTGCATACCCGCTATCTTTTGGAAGTCCATCAGCATTCAAAGTCATTATATTATCTTCTGTTCCCGTTATTCCATTATGATCATTTGTTTCGTCTAAATCATGTAATCTATTATGATGGTCGTTTTCTGTTTGTCCTGTTGTGCTTGCATGAGTGTGTGTGTGGCTACTTGAAGCGAAATCTGATGCTTTTGAGCCAGAGTCTTTAGGCAATCCATTGGAATCAAATGTTATGAGATCATCTTCTATTGCTCCACTAACTCCGTTATGATCTAATGTAGAATCTATATCATGAACTCTATCGTGTATTTCTCCTAGATCCACATCGTTATCTGGCATTGTAATAGTTCTTTCATTGCCAGACATTATTCCACTCACTTCAAATTTTATTTTTTTAGTGTTATCTACATCGTCATATATTTCAAAATTCGTATCTTTAAATAAAGAAATTACATCACCAAGTCTTGTCCATTCTACTCCATCGCTTCTATAAAATCCCTTTCTTTTTCTGTTTATTAAAAAAACTCCAGTAGCTTGAAGGACTATATATATCTCTCCTGAATGTAATGTTGGATCAGGAAGATCAGCAAATGTATTTACTTGAGGATATCCAGAAACTCCAGGAGTATCTAATTCTTCATATTTGACAATTACGTCGCTTCCTTTCTTCCCTTTTGTTGTAATTGTTATTAAAGAAGATTTTCCATTATATAATATAGCGGGTTTTATTGTAAGCCATTTCCAGCTTGAATCAAAATTAATTATTCTATCTCCAACAGCTTCTAAATATACTTTAACATTTTTGGCTATATTTGCATCGAGATTATCTACACCTATCGATATATCACTCAAAACAGTAATTATCTGAACGTCTGCATCATTTAAATCTATAACATAATTATTTGAAATATTTCCAATGTGTTTTATATTCATGCTTCATCCTTAAACTTTCAAATACTAAACAAAAAATTCTTTCTTACATTCTAATATTCTTTTATCTTTAAACAAAGATCTAACATACTTTGTGTTATTTTATTTTCTTTATCTAATTTTTCTACTTCTTTCTTCAATAAATCAATTTCAGATTTTGTAAATTCAATTTCTTTTTCTTTTGCTTTTTCATTATTCCAAACATAACTATTTCCATCTTCTCTAACATTAAAATCAATTTCTTTCATTTCTTCTTGAGTAATTCTTATTTTTTTATCAATATCTCTAACTAATGTTTGAGATATTAAATTACCTTGATTAGGATATAACTGTGTTATTACAATTCTTTCTTTAATTGATAGTTTCATAATTTTCTCCTTTCAATACTTTCATATTTTTTACGGAAGAGCTGCTTTTAGTTCATTTAATGCACCAATAATAGATGTTGCTGTAAATCCTGAAAGTCCAGTTACTCCTGTTTCAGAAATGGTAACAGCTGCGGATAAATACTGATCTTGAAATTGAACGTTACCACTATAGCTTTTTATTTGAACATTGCCAGTGGCCCATGGTAAGAGACTTCCTTCACATCTAAAAGAAATATTATCATCTACATCTATCTCCATATAATTATCATTATCTTTTTTTATCTTATATCCACCAAGACTTAAATCAGCAGTTAACGGATTTGATAATCCTCCTGCCTTCAATTCATTTAATGCACCAATAATAGACGTGGCTGTAAATCCTGAAAGTCCAGTTGTTCCTGATTGTGATAATGTTATTGGGCTTGATAAAAATCCATCTCTTAACTGCATTATACCATTTGCAGTGCCAAAAAACATAGCTCCATCAGCACCAAGCTTAAAGTTTAAACCATCTGTTGTATAAAATTCAAATCCACCAGCTTGATCTCCAAACCAAAAAATACAGTCATTTATATCTGTCTGCAAAGTTAAATCATCAGTGGTTTTAATACCGATGTTATTATTATTGATATCCAAATAACTATCAGCATCATACTGTATCTTATATCCACCAGTTTCTAAATCAGCAGTAAGAGGGCTTGACAAAGCACTGGACATATCAGATGAGAGCGCATTTATAACACCCATCAATGAGCTTTTACCATCATAGACATTTAAAGCAGTAACACCAGCTTCATCTATAAGAGCAGGACTTCCCGCGCTAAACTCTCCTGATATACCACCTTTAAATTGAACTTCTTGTGCAAACCACGATTCTTCTCCTATCTGAAACCACTGATCCATACCTGCCCCATAAGAAATTCCAGAAGGAGTTATTTGGATATTACCATCTGTATCATCACCAATTTTAAGAACAGGAGCACCATCCATATAAAGAAATATGCCTTTTTTTAAATCTTCACCGCCTTCATCCCAGTAATGAAAAGCACCCCATATTGTACCAAAAATTTCTTCATAATCTACAGTGGAATGTGCTTCAATAAATAAAGCATTATCAACTACATCATCAGTAACTTTTACCTTATATCTTATATTCTCATCATCTACATTTATAACTCTTTCTACACCTATCTGTGAATCATATACTTCGTCAAATGTTACAGCTCCACCACCCGCTTTTAACTCATTTAAAGCTTTTATAATAGACGTTGCTGTAAATCCTACAAGAGCATCAGTTCCTGTTTGTGATAATGGAATTGCTGCATTTAAAAAAGAATCTTTTAATAAAACACTTCCAGCTCCAATTTGAATGTATGTATTATTATCTTGTTTTATCTTATATCCGCCAGTTGCAAGATCTCCATCTAAAGGGTTTTCAACGATTCCACCTTCTACAGTATCAAGTGTTATAAATTTAGCAATGATATCAGTTTTATTACTTCCTATAGATGTTATTTCTAATAATCCTAATTTTCCATCCTCAAGACTTGAAGGCTCTGAAGACACCCATCTCCAATTAGAATCAAATGTCAAATTTATGTTTCCTACTGCTTCTATATATAATTTTAATTCTTTTGATTTTTCTTTTTGTAAGCCTTCTATACCGATTACAATATCAGATATTGCAGAAACTATTTGAACTGGCGCCAGATCAAAGTCTACAACAAGACTTCCACCTATGCTACCCAGATGTCTAACTTTCATAGTTTTTCTCCTTTATATATATTTTTAAAAATATAATTTCATTTAAAATGTAGCCGATAATTTTCATACCGGCTACATATATTTTTTTAGTCTTTCTTTATAACAAGAATAGTAACGAGTGCAATTGTACTTGCAATTACGTCACCAGCGCAAACTATCTGTAAAGTCCCATCTTTTGCAATTTCAGAATAGTCGTTATCAATTGTTGCAGGTTTAACCATCGTTTTATCAACAGCGCAAACCATTGCATTTGTAATATCATTAGTACCATCTGTTAATTTAATAGTACCATTTGCAGATGCACCTCGCGGCTGTACAATAACATCAACAATCTCAAATTTAAAAGGAGCGTCTGCATCAAAAATTTTGATATCAGCAGCTCCAGTTGTCACATCCTCAACTATAGCAATTAAAGGAGCATCTTTACTTTCAAGAGTTCCTAATTTAGCAGCATCTACTTCATCATCACCAATATGACGATTTTCCACTGCTTCATCAGAAATATCTTGAGGAGATACGCCTTCTATAGTTGAATCAGGATTATATGTACTAGCTGTTCTTTTAGACATTTTATTTTTTCCTCCTTATTTTCTTATTGTACAATAAACAACGGTAACAGAAGAACCTGCTGATGCTTGAAAACCCCCATCTAACTTTATTGGAAACCAAAAATCAACATCGCTTTCAATTACTAGAACTGTACCGCCATCTTTGTCTTTTAAGGTTGCTGCATTTGACCCTGTAGCTCCGTAAATACCTAGAATAAAAAAAGTAGCATTACTATCTTGTTTATCTAAAGAAGATCCTACTAAATATTCTTGATTATTTAAAGCAGCTATATAAAGGTCGTTTATATTATATATTCTCATAATATTCTCCATATAAAACCTATGCTGGAGTTTTATCTCCAGCATAGATATTTATATTGTTAATCCATTACAGATCAAGTAAAGGATTTCTAATTGCTTGATTTACACCTACGTTTTTAAATAATACATAACGTAAAGGTGCATACCATTTAGGTACAACATAGAAATTAACTGTACCCCATCTGTAAGGAGCGATCTTTGCATATTCTACCTTATGAATAGGAGCCAATTGTGAAAGAGACATAGTTCTAAGTTCTCCAGCAACTGTATTATCAAGTAATACAGACTGTGAAGTACCGGGAATCTCTTCATTCTTATCTTGATATGATGCGGCTGCTGCCGTTACCGTTGTCAGATATCTAAAAACACCTGACGCGGGAGATGTTTCACCATAAATTTCATAAGCTGTAGGTGCATAAGGTCCGCCACCAGATGTTATAGTAATTGTCAAAGCTCCACCAGCTGCAACTGTTTTTACAGTTGTTGCTGCACAAGCTGCTGATTTACCATATTGATTGATGGCTGAGACTCTATATTGATAATCGCCTGCAATTCTTCCACCACTACCAGAAGCTGCCCATAATGAACCCACAACTGTAGGAGCATTTATTGCTACTGAAGCTGAAGGTGTTGCGGGAGCTTTTGTTGATGTTGCACCTTCTATTAAAGTAGAAGGAGTTGATGGATCTTTAATTTTAGGAACGCCTTGAGCTTCAACACTTAAGAAAATATCAGGCTTTAAATTGAAGTTCCCAAAAGCTGTCCTCATCTGTGTCACCGCGTGTCCAAGAGCAAGCAACCCGCTTGTTGCAGAAACTGCTTCTACATTAATACGAGCATTGTTTGCTGTTGTACTCAATAACTGATCTATAGAAGTCTGTACAGCAAGTGAATTATACATGTCAGTTGGAACACCAAAATTAGCTGCAATTATTTCTGCTCCATCTCTCATGTTTGCTTCTGTAATTGTTGAACCTCTAAGATCTATAACGTGATCAGTCGAACCGTTATTCTTAATTGTCTTAATAATACCATCAAATGACTGAGGTACCATCGTACTATCACCATAGAATAAATTCTTTTCAGTTGTTCTAAGAGCTCTCATCATAGCTGCCTGTACTGAAAGAACTTCTGCATTAGAAATTGTTTTGACATACGGTAATACATCAGAAACTTTCCAAAGCGTTCTCACATACTTAATGACAGCGTAAGCTCTTCGAAAATCAGGATCTCCTTCTTCTGGGTTTTCCATCTGACTTACAAAACCGCCTTCTGTTCCATATCCGTCCTGAACTGAATATTCTTCAAGAGTACTATAAGCTTTTGTTATACCTATATCCTTAAAGAGTTTTAAATGCTTTTCCTGAAATGTAAGCATTGCTAACGTACTTTCAAGAGATTGCATCTGGAGAGCTCCACCTTGATTAAGTGCAGCGATATCAGTCACGCCTTCCTGAGCTTGAAGGGCTTTAACTAAATCATTAACTTCAGCAAGAGAGGATTCTCCATAGCCTTCAAACATTTGTTCACGAAAATCCATATTAATTCACCTCCTGTTTTGATATATTACTTTTAATCAAATTAAGAGTATCGGGCTGAAGTGATTTCAGATCATACCCAGATAACTCATATTTAGTAATCTCGGCAGAATCTACTGAACCTTCCTGAACTGCTTTCATGAGTATTCCTTTAACAGCCTTTTTTGAAGGCATATTAATTGAATCTTCATTAAATCCAGATTTTTCTAATACATCTTCTTTTGTTATTTTACCTTTTACTCTGTTTGGAGTATTACTGATCCCTTCTACTTCTTCTGAAATTGATTTAATCAATTCAGTTGAAGATTCAAAAGTTTCAGCAATACTTTTTTGAAGATCGTTTGCTTCTTCCTGTGATTTTTTTAAATCACTAATCTCTTCTTTCAAACCTCCAATCTCGTCGATTGCAGTTGAAAGAACATCAATAAATGATTTAAGAACAGGAACAGCATCAATAACTTCTTCATTATCGGCAATCGTTTCTTTTAAAGATTTTTCAACTTTAGAACTTTCTTCTTCTTCTTCCTCATCTTCGTCTTCTTCGTCATATTCTTTCATATAATTCTTGATTTTCTTTCTCATTTTTTCACTTTTTAAAAGCTCTTTGATCTCGCTATGAGATTTAGATTTAATAAGATCTCCCATCTTTTCAAGATTTTCATCAAGAGTCTTTTTTAAATCTTTTTCTTCAGAAGACTGATCTTCCTGAGGAGCGGTTGTGGAATCAATTTTTTCCTTATCGCCCATAATATTTACCTCCTCTTAAAATGTTAATTTAGCTATTGAAGCACTATTTGTTGCAATTAGCTTTATAATTTCTTCGGCTTCTTCTTTATTGAAGCCTTTATCTTCAAAATATTTTTGATAATCTGAATAATTTCCTTTTAAATTACCTGAGACAAGACTATCCATAATGAATGGAATTGCATTTCTTATTTTTCTATAATCAACGTTTTTCTTTTTCTTATCCCCTTCAATAGATTGCATTTGAACAGCTTGTCCACCAGAAAGATTTGCTATATTTGTAACGCTCCCTGCTTCTAAAGCTTTATTTAAAAATTCTACATCAGAAAATGATTTTAAGAATTCATCATAAGACGAAAATTGTATTTCATAGTTCTCATCTCCATTAAATGACTTTATTAAACTTACTGAAGTTTCTTGGTGAACAGCTTTCTGCAACGGAGTGATAGCGATATGTTTGAGACTTATCTTAGAAATTGAATTTATTTTTTTCTTCGTAGCTTTATCTACATCAGAAGATTTTTGTAATATTTTCCCTCCCAAAGAAGCTCCAAATATTTTACTTCCATTTCTTAATGCAGGCATTATTGCATTGTCTACATAAGGATTCCCTTTAAAAAGAAAACCGTGACATACGGGTACTCCTCTCTCTGAATCTATAAACAGTTTCTGAGGCTCACCAATTATTGCAGTCGCTCTTTCTACTGGAGTACTTCCTAAAATAGAAATATGATCATAGTCTATTACACCATCATAAATGAAAGATTTTATACAATCATCATCAAAAGCTTTTAAAAGTATTTTATCATTTACTCTATCTATTGTAGGCTTGTTTGGAATAATTTCGACTGGTATTCTTCCATTTGTTTCTTCTCCAGTCTTTTTAATTAAAGCAGGAAATGAAAATTGATTTAATTCCATATTCTCCATAAATAAAAAAAAGTCCAGTATGCCCTCTTAAACATACTGGACTTGTGTCCTTAAAAATAAGATTGTATACAAAAAAACCTTTGTTACTTAATAAGTACAATATATATCAGCTTCATTGAAAAGTAAACCTATTTTTTCAATATTTTTGAAACTTTTTTAGGTAAGAAATACTGTTAATATTTAATCTTATCATTTATTTTTATTTTCATTTTGTCCCCTCATAATCCAAACATAAGGCAAATCATCTCTTATATCTGGAAAAAACTGTCTATAATATTTTGGATCCTTTCTGACGAGATTACTCTTGTGGCTATCAGTAAATACCAAACTATGTATCCATAAAGGAAAATCAACATGACCGTTTATATTCTCATATTCCATATTATTTTTAAACCCTCTTGACATCCATACTGATAAACAAATATTATAATATAATTTCAAAGCATTTTCATAATTATACCACATTTTTACTATAGGATGATTTATATAACCAAGCTTTTTTATTTTGCCACCACATATTTTTGATAATTCCACATTAATAATATCATTTAATTTTACAGAAATACAATATGATTTTTTTTCTCTATATATAGCTCCACATTTATTACATTTATATTCATACCTATTTTTTTTATTTTTTATTATATTCAATATTTGCTTAGCCTCTACTCTCTGTTTTCCAAGCCTCTTATTATCAAGTATAGAAATAGATTTATAAAAATCTGAATATGGTAAGAATGTCTGCATTATTATCTACTCCTTTATAATATTTCCTCCAAAAAAATTATACTCTGGCAACAATGTTTCTCTTTTTTCTATATCTATTTTCATTATGCGTTCAACACTACCATAACACATATTATTATGTATATCGCCTTCAAATACTTTAACATATATATGCTCATCGTCTTCCTGAAATACATGGCCAATAACAAAACTCTCAATATATGAATAATATTCTGTGTCTCTTCCTTTTAATTTTATTTTTTGAATATTCCAATTCATTTACTTCTCTCCTTATTTTAATTATATACTACTAATAATATTTGTTAACAACACCCTGCAATAATTGCTGAATACTCTCTTATCACTGTAGAGAGATTTAATATATTAAATCAATATTATATATCAAAATTGTGTAATAACCCAAATTCTATAACTATCACAAAAATCATAAAACTCGTCCCAAAAGTTATTGAATTCTATTAAATTTTCTGAGCATTCAAGTTTATCAACTATTTCTTCATACTCCATTATAGCATCATCACCAAATATTTTTTCAATCTTTATATTATGTTTTCTAAGTACTTTACAAATCTCATCTCTAGCTTGATTAAAAACTTCTACATGTAAATAAAGAGCTTGATCTGGATATTTTTTCCAAACATCCTTAATATCTAAGTGTAATTTCCATTTTTCCATTTTACACCTCCTATGAAAAACAGGGTGGAGAAAACATACAGTCAGTTGAAACTGACGGGAGGGTATGTAAAAAACTCCACCCCTACATAACGGTTAGGTTATGTATTATAATTTAATATCAAAATATTTAAGTATATAATCAAACACTTCATAGAAACTTTCTGGTTTAAAATACTTCGTTTTTGTTTCATAGTCTTTTTCACAATTTTCATTATTCCATTCAAAAGGATATACTACAATACTATCAGAATTTCTATTTTCTGCAAATGATAATTCTTTTCTAGTAGTTTCTTTAGTTTCATTGTTTCTAATACTAATGCGCAAAGTGTATCCTCTTTCTCTACAATTTTCAAAATTAGAAATTACTAAGATCCTTCCATTTAAAACAAACTTAATGCTATCTTTATGCTCCATTATCAAATTGTAAATACATTCAGCCTGCCAATTTCTTTTTACATTGTTAATAATAAAACCTTCTTTTTCTTTACTCATAATTGACCTCCATTATTTTTTATTTTCATATTCTTCTTTTTTTACTTCAATAACTTCTGGGTCTTTTTCAAGAACATTTTCATTAAGCTTTGCACGAAGATACTTACTGTAAATAATTTTTCCGTTATCTCGATAATCTTTATCATATTTATAAGTATTAATTAAATGATAAAATTCAATCAATTCTTCTTTACTAATTGATCTCTTATCATAATAAGATTCATCATCATACTTTGTTCTTCCACAAAGAATAGTAACTTTCTTATCAGTAATTTTCTTGATCTCTACATACTTGTAAATTCCTCTTCCTATTTTGTAACATGAAACCCAACTCGCATTAAAATAAATCTTATCTCCTTCTTTGAAAAAATTGATCATCTCATCATTTTTGATTTTCTGAATTTCTATGTCTATTTCATTAATAGCTTTTTCTAATTCGTGTTTCTTTGATCTTAATTCTTTAATTTCTCCTCCGAATACATTATTATATCCTTTAATGAGAATACTCTTTAAAGGATGTTTTCCGTTTTTTAAGATCTCTGCAAGTTTTCCTAACATCATCAGATAATCTAGACATTCTCTTTCATTTTTCTCATCTTCTCTTGTTGAAAACCAGTTTAATTCTAAAGGAGAGTCTTCAATCTTTTTCTTTTCACTCCAACTTCGATGCAAATAAATATTAGCTTCATTGTCATATTGATTTTCTCCAATCTTGCGAGAAAATAAAACAACTGTAATATTTCCGAGTGACATATTAACTCTTACATTCTTAGCTCCAACATCAAGAGATTTAGTAACCTCTTTGTTCGTTTGATCAATAGCATTTTTTTCAAATATGTACAATTTTTTACAGAGTACATCACGTTCTTTTTCAAAAACTTCCTTTCTTAAATTTAAACTTTCAATCTTATTCATAATTTTTCTCCTCTTTATTATTATAATACCAAGAAGCAACGAAATAGTTAACCGACTATTTTATTTATTTTAAATATCTATTATTTCTTTTACTTGAAGAATATCTGAAGATTTTGTAAAAGATAATGGAAGAGCAACAACATTTTTACATTTTAAACATCTGCCCAATACATTTCCATCGTTGTTTAAAAACACTAATCTAGATTTTATTACAATTTCTTTAGAAGTAATATTGCTATTATCAACGATATTACTTCCACAATGTGGACATTTATATATCATTTTATTAATATTTTCCTATTCTTTAAATTTACAATCATTGATTTTTTTATTCCACCACCTCCCATTTTCTTATAAACTGAAGTTACTATCGCCCAATATTGTTCATCAGACATCCCTTTTTCTCTTTTAACTGCAAATTTTGCTTTAGTCCAAATGCCCTCATCTTTTTTATTTCTTATAAATCCCGGCATTTTATTTCTCCTATATTACTTTATATTTTAATTGTAATATTTTTTTATCTTTGTTATTATTGTCCAATCTATATAAAAACAAATTTTCTTTATATACTACTATATAAATTAATCCTTCTATCATATTATCTATATCAATAGAAGAAAGTTTATTTGTATGAATATGAACATGATATATAGCAATTAAATTATAATTTGTAAAATATATTTTAAGCAATGATTTTAATTTACTACAAAATCCCATTTTAAATTTATTTTTATTTTTTGATTTATTTTTTACTGGAAATAAATTGTTAATCTTATTTACAATACTAGTAGCAAAGCCACATTCTTCTCTTTCTTTTATATTTATTAATTTATGATATACTTCTTTATCTATTAATATCATTTAATATATATCCGTTTTTTTATTAGATTTTTCTATCGATTTATCTATATTCATTTTTTCTTCAGCTCTACTTTGCAACGTTCTTAAATTGTCATATTTGATTAATAAAATTTTAAGTTTCTCTATATTTTCTTCTTTTAAAGCTTGTATATTTATTTGATCAAAAAATAAATGTAATACAAATCCTCTCTCTCCATAATCAGAACATCTATCAAAATCTATTCTTTGTTTTTTTTCGAGCATTCTAAACAAATTCTCTATTTCTTTTTCTATTCCGTTCAATTCTATCCTGATATTTTGATATTCTGCTATATTTTCTACATTCACTTTTCAACCACCTTTGCTTTTTTAGTTGTTATTTTCAAAGATTTTATTCCTTTCATTAAAGATTGTTTGGTTAAATACGCTTCACTATTCGCTATAATTTTTCCATTTTTAGCTCTCACTCTAAATCTAAATTGTCCTTGAATATCTTTAAATGTTTCAATTAACGGTTCTTGATTTTCTTTACCAAAAATATTTTTAAAGAATTTTTTAATATTCATTTCTTTCTCCTTAATATTAATTTTTTATCGTTGCCTGGCTTAAATCCAGAATGAAAAACCCAATGTCCAAAAGATTCTTTGCTTTCAAATTTATTTGTTATATTTCCTTTATTGTCTTCTATCGTCCAATATACTTTTTCTTTATTCTTGTTCATAAAAACATTGTAACTATTCCATTTTCCTATTTTAATTCTTTGCATTATATATAATCCTCAAACCTATTAATTGATCTTCTTTATAATCAAAAGTTCCATTCGTATCTGACAATAAATGAACTTTATATATTCTACCCTCTTTAGTTTCTTTTATATTCACAACGTGCCCAATTCTATAATGACCTATAATCCTAACATATTCATTTAATTTTATTTTTGTTTTTTCCACTTTCCTTCCTTAAAACTTTCTTCCATATATGGAAGAATTTTTGTATCATTTTCTAATACAGTTATTTTTATTCCTTTCTTTTCTAAATGACTTTTTAGAATTTTGATATATTCCTTGTAATCTTTTGCTTGATTCATTTTGTCAGCAAATTTTTTATCAGTATCTTCAAGCTCTGTCATTAATCTTTCAGCTCCTAAATTTCCAATAATAACTTCAGCAAACATACTCGTAGGCACAAAACTTGGAAGATGCCCCTCATACTTTCCATGAGACTGTCTATTTAAATAATCATTTATACTCCCTTGAGCTGCTATATCTTTAGCCATATATTCGTAATATTTAGGATTCTCTTTAGCATTAAGTTTTGATTTATTAAAATGAATATTTCTATCTTCTTGTCTTGGTTGTATAATTTGTTTTAATTCGACATTAAACATTCTTTCAAAATCTCTAAAGCTCTCTGTATAGATTTTCCCAATATTTTCTTTTTTGCCAGCACCCAGTTTTCCTTTAGCATTTATATATTTTATTTCTAATTCATCATTACCTTCATCTATCTTAATGATTTTGAATGTATATTTATCTTCTTGAAATTCATCTCCAACTTTATATCCTCTTTTTTCTTTTGTCCATTCTCTATGATCATACATTTCCCCACTATAAAAACTAGTCCCAGCTACTGGCGTCATATTAAAATCTGGATGTTCCATTATCTCAGGCTTTAATATTATACTTATTTCTCCGTATCCACTACCATTTCCGTTTGGACCAAGTATACTAAAGACATGTTTATTTGTTCCTAACTCTTTATCTACCTCATACCCTATAGCACCCGTCTCTATTTCTTCCCAATTATCGTATAATTTATTTAAGATTTTTGCTAAACGTCCTCCTTTCTTTACATCATAATTTCCACCAAGAAATTTAACAAGATTTGCTCTTGTTCCAGCTATCTTTCCAACATCATTTATCTCCTTGTATATTTTCTCAGTTATTTCATCACCAAATTCTGGTCTTATCTCACTTTCAACTATTGCATATCCAGCTTGCTTTCCACTCTCTCCCAATTGTTCTAACGATTTCAACCCTCCACTTTTCAATACTCTTATAAACTTTTCTGCTGATAAACTATGTACTGGAGTAAGATTTTTAGCAAAATCTTCTAATACTTCAAGATGACTCATTTCATGAAGTATTTGTTTTCTTTCTTTAAGTCTTTCTTCTTTATTTTTTAGTACACGTTTAAGTTCATCACCTTTAATTTTTTTCATTGAATAATCTTCATGCCAATAAGTTTTATTTTTAATTGCATTTTTTATATCAGCAATTTGTATTTTATAATGGCTATAAAGTTTTTCATGACCTTGATAGATAGAAGAATTCTTATATGAATATTCTTTAATTTCATCATTCAAGAACTTCTCATTAGCTTTAAAATCTATTCCTTTATTCAATCCCTTTACTGGAATTTGTTCTAATAAAAATTTTTCTTTTTTTGTTTCTGATTTCTTTTCTTTTATTTCTCCTACAAATTTCCAGGTCTTATTACCGACCTTTTTAAACTTTCCACCCTTCCAATTTCTCACTGTCCCTATAGGAAGAGTTTTAGCTTTAAGAAAGTTATTTTTATCTGATATTCTTAATTGAAATTTAGACTTTTTTAATTTTTTTTTATTGATTCTTTTAAATACTTCTATTTCATTTTTATTTAAATAAAGATATGCTATATATCTATGTAATCCATCCATTATTTTATTATTTTCATCTACAACAATTGGATGTAATTTTATACCATTTTTTATTTTATCAACTAACGAATGAATTATACCAAGAGATTCTTCTGCATCAGGATCATCAATATAATCGTTATAAGTTAAATTACTTTCTATGTCGTTTATATTTACTTTTTCTTTTATAAATTTATCATTTTTTTCTGAATCAAATATAATATTCGCAGATTTAACACCTTCAGACATAATATTTTCTACTTCTTTTAGTGTAAATTGTTTCTTATTTTCATCTTTTAAATCTTCTATTTCATCTTTTACATAATCTACAATTTCTTTTTTTGTTTTAAATCTTTTACTCCATTCATGATCATTTCCTTCTTTCTTATTAGTAACATATAAATCCCATGTATTTTTCTCGTCTGTTCTTTCTATATGAAAAGTTGTATCTTTAAATTTTACTTCATATTCTCCAAAATCTATTTTTTTTATTTTAATGCTTTCTTTTTCGTTTGTTGTTAATTTTCCTGTCTTTGGATCTTTGTACCAGTATTTGTAATTTCCCTTAACCCCAGTTCTTTTAACATATTTATGATTTCTAGATTTAAAAAATAAAGATTTCTTTAATTTTTTTTTATATATCCCCTTTATATATTGTGCTGGAATTTTACTGAAATTATATTCTGATGGATCGTCAATATCATATCCTTTTGATTCTTTAAAATCAAAATTTTCAGCATCATTTAATGGAATCTTTATATATAAAATCGTATCTGGCCCATAAGACTCTGCGAATTCAAAATTATCTGTCAAACTAATATCTTCTTGTCCTACACTCCCAGATATTATTCCAGTTTCAGACGATGGTAATAACCCTTCTTTTAATATTTTATCTTTATTTTTCTTTGATGTTCCATGAAAAGCTCCAATATATTTTACTCCATTTTCTTCAAACATTCCTGATCTTGGTAAATTATAATAATTAAATTCTTTAAGTTTCTTTTCTATTTTTTGCTCTTCTTTTACAGGTACCCACTTACCTTCGGCTACTTTTTTCAATCCAGTCTTCTGGCTTATGTAACCTATTGGATACTTTTTAGCTTTAAAAAAATATAAGCCTGTTGATTTCTGTAATTTCTCTTTATTTAAAATATCTTCTATTATAAGATATCCTTCAGGACAATAATTTTTTAATACTGTTTCATAAGCTTCATCGATTATTTTTCCTGAAATATACCATTTAAATAATGTAGCTAATATCTCTTTCTCTTCTGAATATACATGATCATTAATAAATATTCTACCATCACCATTATTTTTTTGAAGCTTCTTCTTAAGATCTTTTAGTTTTATTTTTGTTAAAGATCTTAAATCATCATATCTACAAATCTGATGTGCAAATTCATGAATGAAATCTCCTCTCCAATCAGAAGTAGATTCATAAATGATTATTATGCCTTCATCATATTCAGCTCTAATATCATTTTTTTTATTAATGTCTTTATATAAATGAATAATTATAGGATTTTTTAATTTTATATATTGTTCAAGCTTCTCCACGACATCTCTCAGTTCACCATCGAGTGCCTGGTAGCGTTCATTTGACCAGCCCATATTATCTATATACAATTTTACATTCATTATTATTTTAAATTTTCTCTTGCTTTATCTAACTCTTTCTTTAAAGTCTTAAAGCTGTTATCAGTTATTTCAAAATAATCTTTTATTTCTTCATTTGTTATATCAGAAAGTTTTCCTTCTTTTACACCAATTCCATCAACATCAAATTTAAATGTACCGTCTTTCTTTATTATAAAATTACCAGAATTGCCGTGTCCACTTACATTATTTAATTTACCCTCAAAACCATTATATTTTTCTTTTTTTTGTACTGGCAATGGATCTTCAGTTTTCTTTTCTTTTTTATATGGAGAAGTTTTAAATCCTTCCTTCAATTTATGTGTCTTAGGATCCATGTACCAATATTTGTAGTCGCCCGGGACTCCAGTCCGTTTGATATACTTTGCCTTCATAAGATTTCCACTGTCATAAATTGCGTTTGATTTAAAAAATTCTTCATCATTTAAAAATGGTTGTTTTATTGTTTTTCTCCTATTTAAATTTTATATACCACCTTATTAATTGAACTGTCCCATTCCTCTACTGTAGGATCAATTTCGGACCAATAGTGAATACATTGCGGATGGGCAGGAATACATATCCACCAATTGGCTCCATTTCTCCCCACATTATTTTTACCGCGCCATATAGCATATCGAGCGTGTGGGTCGTTTATTTCATCATCGCTTAATGGCTTATCTACATACTTTACTATTGTCCCTAACCAATTAATACATTGTTTTGATGATGTTGGTATTATACCCCCTGAAAAAACAAAATACGTACTTTTGCCTTCTTTCTTTTTCTGTTGATTTACAGCTTCTAAGTATCCGTTATTTAATGCGTATGAAATTTCTGTTATACTCACTCTCCTCCAATCTCTGTTTATTGCGTCAATTGTTTTTTGTGAAAATCTTCTTCCAAGTTCATCTGTAGGATCTATCCAGAATAATCTTTGTGTTAATTCTTGAGCTGTCAACCCATCCTCTAACCCGCCCGTTATTTGTTCTCTAACTAATTTAACTATTTTGTTTTTTAGACTTCCGTCTTCTATTGCAAGATGTTCTGCAGCGTGTTGTTTTGAATATTCAATTGCTGCAATTTCTGGGTCAGACAGGTTAAATTTCTTTACTGCATCTTCTGTATTATCAGGAATATAACCATACCTTGATTCAACATCGTCATGCGACATTTTCTTTTGTTCGTCAATTGGAATCCCATCTTCTTCCATTACTTGCATTAGTTTTCCCATTAAACCTGCTTTTACAACAAGCTCTTCTTCTAATGTCCCTATTTTATCTCCTAGAAAATCTACAATTTCTTTTGTCAAATTATTCCATTCTTCTGTCGTTAATGGCATTCCTGTTTCTGGGTTATATTTTAGTTTTCCTTTTATATTTAATGGTTGTAATGGCTTTCCTTTATTGAACCCAAATTTCTTAAAGAAGTTCTTTGCTATAGTGAATTTCTCTTTTAAATTAGAAAAAAGAGATTTATAAAACAAAGCATTTTCGATCTCTTCACCATTAGCAGCTTTTTGAAGAATATCTAATGAAACTTTAACAGATTTTTGCATTATATTAGAAGGATCTACATTCAACTTTAATCCAACACCAATTGCTATTTGTTTGAATACATCCTGAACATATTCCATCAATGCTTCTTGATATTCTCTTACCCATCTGAAATCACTTAATTCTGCTTTAGTTATTTCTTTATCGGCTTTAATTAAAAGTGATTGTATTTCCCATTCTTTATTTTGTAAATGATTTGGTATAAATAATTTCATTATTCACTTCGACCATGTCTTTGTTCTTTTTTAATAACTTCTTCTTGTTTATAATTATATAAAAAATCTTTTACTTTATCTTTATCAAATTCTTTAGATAATTCTTTTTTCAGATATTTATCAATCGTATCTTGATCTGCTTCATGAGGTTCTAATCCACTAAACAAAACAAATTCATCAACTATATTCTTTTCGTCTTGTTTTGATAATTTCTTTTTACTTTCAAATAAAATTTTCTGTTTTTCTTTTATTTGTTGTATTGCTTCTCTTTGTTGTTTCTGAAAATTAGCTATTGATTTTTTACTTGCTTCTGGCCAAATTTTTGCAGCATTAACAACATTGCTTTCCATCTCTTTTATTTCTTTATCATAAGCATCCATTTCTTGTTTTGTTTTATTTTCTTCTTTTAACCCGTTATTTAAATCTTTAATCTCCACTTTATTTATAATACTACCATCTTCCCATTTTACTTTCAATGTTCCATCATTATTGTTTTTAATAACTACTCCCTTATCGATTAATCCCGGCTCAAAACTTATTTCAACAGAATCTCCTTTTTTATAATCTTTTGTTTTTTTCTTTAAATTTACTTCTTTTGATTTTATTGAATTTATAAATTCTTTTTTATTCATTCTAACCGGTTCACTGTCTTTATCAGTTATAAACTGAACAAATTTATCACCTTTTTTCGTAATTTTTATTTTATCATTCTTACGTATTATTACTGATTTTCCACTTCTAGTTACTACATTAATATCTTTTTTTAACGGTATAAAATCTTTCTTCTTAACTTTTAATTTGCCATCTTTTATGTCAGCACTAATAGTTTCTTTCTCTACTTGTTTTCCTATTTTCTCTTTCTTAATCGGTATCCACAAACCTTCTTTAACTTTCTTTCTACCCTTACTTACTGTGCCTATAGGCATCTTCTTTCCTTTGATTAATATTAAACTTCCATCATTTTTATTTGCTAATAGAACTCCCATTCTATCACCTCCTAACGATTTAATCATGCTTCCTTTCCATTTATCTGAAAATATTTTTTCTTTAAACTCATCCATTCCCATTTCTGTCATGCTACCAAAAAACCCCGGTCTATCGTATTGATTCATATACGCTTTCTTCGCTTCATCTGCTGAATTAAAACCCACCATGACTTTATCTTCGTCGTACTGTCTCGAAACTGGATCGTTCTGATGTACGATGTAAACAACGTCACTGTTTTTATTATTCCCGATATACGCATCCAAATGCTGTTTATCTTTTCCAATGGTTCCTTTTATATATCCATAAGGATAATGCATTTTAGTTTTCCATTCGCGACCATCTTTATCTGTTCCAGATCGAACAGAGCCTTTTTTGTTCTCTATAGAAATATCTAGACCATTTATCTTTGTTCTTCCTTGAAGTTTATATCCTGAAAATGTTAATGATTTTTTCATCTTTTTTCCTGTTTTTTACCATCTTTTATTATAGGTATAGAAACTACTGAATTTTCAATTATTCTTCTAATAGGTATCCATGTAATACAATTTTCATTTTTTAATTTTATCATATCTCCTTTTCTTTCTGTAACTCCTTCTAACCCATCTATTTTTACCCATCTATCTTCTGAGAGTATATTCATTGATTTTAATCGAGATATATAAAATACTCTTTTAACCCAATATGATACAAACTTCATTATCAACTGTGCTAAAAAAATTGATACAATTAAATATAATAAAGAAGAACCTATTATCTGTTTTATTGAAATTACTAATTCTTCCATTCATTTTTTCCTTATTTTATTTTTCTATAAATAAATTGATATATGTCGTTGCTTTCAAAACCATCTTCTACTAAATCAGCGAATATACCATTAACAGCTTTACTAAATTTATCATAATCATTTTCATTCACTAATCCTCTCATTCTATCATATCTACCGCCCGTAGGAGTTCTCATTGCTGTACTAACAAGAAATCTTAAAATGTCTACTCGTTCAAATCCTTCTTTATCTAAATCCTTTAATATAGCATTTGAAGATTCTTTAAGATCTTTTAAATCTTTTATTTTTGAAAGACCTTCCATTCTCTGTTCAGGTTTTAATATCTCACCATTTACTTTAGAATCTTTTTTTTCGTTCTTTACTGGTACCCACTTACCTTCGGCAACTTTTTTGTAACCTTTAGATACTGTACCTATTGGCATCTTTTTAGATTTCATTAAGTTGCCACCCTCGTCAATCCCCACTGATTTGAAAAAATCACTATCATTTAAAAATGGCTGTATCATTTTTTTCCTCCATACTCTCTAATGTATTTCATAAAACCTGACTTCTCTTCTTTTCTAATTTCTTTAAGTGCATCATTAAGTTTCATTTCGTTCTTTAAAACTTTATGTGCTAATTTATGTGCTTCATCAGATATTTCGAATTCTTTTTCTTCTTCAACGGCTTCTTTTGATCCTAACTTCTCCATCTTTTCTCTATTACCTCCCGGGCCTGTTCCATCTTGTGGACCGCCTTGTGCTCCGATAGGATTTCCACCACATCTTCCTTTTTTACTTTTAATTAAATTGCCACCTTCATCCATTTCAGTATTTTTAAAAAAATTGTCATCGTTTAAAAATGGTTGTTTATTCATGCTCTCCCTCCATAATTGCTAATTTATCATAATAATCATTAAGCTCTTTTAAATGAACTAATGCTATTTTTTTTGCAAATTCATTTTTATCTATAGGCATTTTTATTCCTTTTGTCTTTAAATACTTTTCAAAGTAATTATACAAATCATCATGTTCTCTTTCAACTTTTATACCCGTATTCAATTGAGATTGAGATTTAAAAATCAATTTCATTTTAAAACTCCTTTAAAAACTGAATAAATTCTTGCCATATTTTAGATTTAGCGAGAAATTCTTTTGCAATCGGTTTTATATGTTTATTGACTAATTTTGTTATATTCGCTTTTGATGTCTTTGTTAATCTTGAAATAGAAGCTTTATTATAACCTTGCAACATGTAATCTAAAATCTGTTTTGCTTCTTTGCTTTTTATTCTTTCTTTCATCAATTCTATATTTCTCTTAAATTCAACTTCTTCTATATCTTTCTTTTGTCTTGGATCTTCTACAATCTCTTCTATTCCTTTAGAAGTCTCTTCTTCTTTAGAAGAAAATGAAGATATATACGCATCTCTATCTAATCCTTTCATTTCTTTTGCTATTCCTTTGAATATATATCCTGTCATATAGCTTCTTACATAAGATAAAAAAGCTTTTGAAGATTTTTTTACATTAAATTTATCTATAGCTTTTATAAAGCCTATATTTGCATTTTGAACTGAGTCATCTACATTTTTTATTTTTGACATTATTCTATTAATAACATCCCTAACGAATACTTGATTTTGTGTTATAAATTCATTCCTTAATTCTATATCTTCTTTAAGTTTTTTTATATCTTTAGAAGAAATAACATCAAGTCTTAATTTGTTTTCTTTTTTACTTATAGATACCCACTTTCCTTTACTTATTTTTTTCAATCCAGTCTTTTGACTTATATGCCCTATAGGATATTCTTTTGATTTCTCTAATTTCAATATCAATTTTTTCATGGTAAGATCTCTATATAATCTTGTTTTGATTTTTCAAATTTAAATTCTTCTTTGGGTTGTTCTTTTTCTTTAGGTGTTTCTTCTATATCTTCTTCAGGTTCTTCACCAAATTCATTTCCAACACTCATCCCTCCTTGCATCTCACTCATCTGTTTCATTTGTTGTGCTTGTAGAAAGTTTGGATTATTAATTATATCTCCACCGTCTATAGGCTTAAGATCTTTTTCTTTTCTCTTTTCATTTATTGTCATATATACTTGTGTTTGTTTCTCATCTACATTAAGTTCTGCTAATTGATCTTTAGCTTCTATTCCAGTGAATTCCATTCTATAAGGATCCCATTCTGGTACTCTTTCAATTATCTTATTAAGAATACTTTGAACGAAAGCTAATATATCTTTTAACCCTCGATCTCTACTATAAGTTATTTCATTTTGTCTATTTTCATATAATGTAGCTTGTGTTCTATTAAATCTTAAACCTAATTCTGCTGGGTCTATTCCGTGAATCGCACATATCCATGAAGCTAATGTCTGTGTATATTCATTGAACTCCATATCTCTATTCGGAGGAGCTATTGGTATCCATTTTGCGTTGTGCTGCAAAAATGGAGTTCTCCACATTCCTTTTACGCCTCGAAACATTGATATCCATTGTCTTTGAAGTTCTTCTAAATCACCTTGTTCAATTTTCTCTCCTTCGAAAGAAATTACTCCTTTAGGCTGTGAAGACGAATTAAATATCTCTTTATTATATGCCATTGCAAATAGCCAAGCAGTTATCATATCGAGAGACATTTCAATGTAAGAATATCCATATCCTCTTTGCCTTATGTCTGTTCTTCTATTCATAAAATAAAATATTAGATCATCTTTTGTGAATGTCTCTACAAACCTTCCATTTACTTCTTGTACGAATGCAATACTTTTGTCTCCCTGAAAACCCTTGTCTTTCATCGTCCTTTTAATCGTAGCAGCATCTAATATCCAATAATCTAATATTTTATTTTTTTTATTTCTTCTAAGACTTATAGCTACTTGATCAATAGTCATCATTTCTCTTGTAATCAATTCAACAACATCTGATAAACCTTCTTCTCTTTCATCTGCACCCTCGAAGTTAGTATATCCAGAATATAATAAAAACTCTTCAATCTCTTTCATTATTTTTTCATCTTTCTTAGAAGGCGTTCCTTTTTTATCTTTCAATTTAACCCTAAACCCAACATCGTCATCATTATAACTTGTTTCAGAAAAAGGTCTTATCTGCATACATCTTACATTTTGTATTGTACTTATTGGAGCTGTTCTTTGAGCTATTTGTCTAAGTATTCTAAACGATAAATGAAAGAATTTTTCTCTTACTCCATGAATGCCGTATCCCCATTCTGCCATCCATTCTGCTGGCTCTATCATTCCTTTTGGAGCATTTATCGCGCCATTCCCTTTTCTATTTTGTTTATAAAATAATAAATCATTTTGATAACTTTTTAAAAAATCAATCTGTTGAAGTCCTGCATTCTCTATAGCTTTTAATTTTGCTAATTCGTGAATTGTCTGAGGCTGTGAATCAGAAGAAATATCGTTTTTAATATTGAAAGCTTCTTTAAACTTTCTTTCGCCTAATGAAGATAAAGACAACATTTAAAACCTCCATAAATAAATAAAAAAAAAGCCACGCACCGAGATCAAGGTGCGCAGCTTATAATCAATTGTATAATGGGATGAAAAGTATATCTAGCATTATCCTTAATAAGATTTTGCTTTTTTAACATTACATTTATATTATATATCTTTTAAGTTACAATGTAAACAAGAAATTTCAATATTATTGAAACTTTTTTATATCTATTTCCCGTATATTTTCATTAATGTTTGAATACTTTCAGGTAAAATCTCTTTCCATTCTTTAGTTCTTTTATAAACAGTAACTGAAGTTCTTATCGGGCCGTAATTCATATTAGTCAACTTAAGATGAACTATAGTCTTCTTTAATCTCCATATAATATGTCTGGAATCTTCATAATCAGTAGTTGCTTCTAAATAATCTTTCCCATATTTCTTATTACATTCTCTTACTACATTAAAAAAATTGTGTCCTGGCTGATATGTTACAACCACTGAAAAAAGCTTCTTTTTCAAAAAGATATACATCACATTTATAGCTTCAAATTTTTTCATCGTCTTTGTTATTAACATTGTCCCGTTATCAAATTTTTCTTTTCTTATAATCACAGTCTTTGACTCTTTAATAACTTTTTTCATTGACATTCCCCACTTTAAGTTCTCCCAACCAACTATATCTTTAGCATAAATATTAATACTAAAAATAAAAATAAAAAATATTATTGTAATTTTATTCATATTACACCTCCAAATTAATTAATCTTTATATTCACCCATAAACTTATCTAAATTTTCTGACTCGCTTCCAAGCTCCTTTAAAGCTTTATTAATTCTACTCAATTCATCAATGCGTTCATTCTGCATATTTTTTAAATATCTAACAGCAAATTGATACAACATTGATTTTGCTTCTTTTATTGACTTTACAGTACCAATACCCGAGCCACCTTTAGATATTTTATATTCGTTTTTATTAGCAAAAAATTTACCCTTTTTATAAATTAATAACCAACATAGACAGTGAACTTGCTTGTTCTTACTCTGACCTCTTTTATAAGGTTCATCTGGATCGCCAATATAATAACTTTTCAAAACATCGCTCATTATTACGCCTCCTTATAAATTGATTTTTGATATCCTTCTCTTTCTTCTTTTGTTCGGCTATTCCAGCAGTCATTACATAATACCGGATATCCATGTGGCTCTTCAAAATATATGCTACATTCAGCACAACAATATCCTTCAATTATTAAATCAGCTATTTCTCCCATCTCTTACCTCCTTATTTTTATTTATTTCATAAAATTCTATTACTTTTTTGTATTTTTTAATTATCTCATCAATCTCTTTAATATCTCCCTTTAATTGAACATTTAGTTTATTAATAGATTTTTCTAACTTAACTGCAATATTATGCAAATCATTTAATCTCTTTAATATACTTATCATATCATTTTTAATGTATACTAATATTTTCATGTTCTCATCCTCTAAAATGGTATTTCGTCTCCATCATATTTTCTAGATCTAGATTTTGATTTCTTTTTATTCGGTTCAAATGCTCGTAGGCAATATTCGACTAAATTATATCCATATCTTTCCACAATTTCTGATAAGTAACTTAAACAATCGTTCATTTCTTTCTCTTGAGCATGTTCTTCTTGTTGTTGTTTATATTCTAATTGTTCTTGTTGTAATGCTTGTTGATATTCATCTTCACTGCTATAATCCACTCTTTCAACTCCCATCCTTCTCCTCCTTCACCTTCCTTTTTAATTCTAACATTTCTGATATTAAACCCATTTGTAATAATGCCTTGCTTCCACTTTGAATTTTATCTTTTTCATATTTTTTTATCTCCTCATCAATCACCCTCAACACTCTTTCGCTTTCTGCATTCATTCCTTTATTATATCCCTCTCTTTGCCAAATAGCCCAAGCAGGAGTATTCCTTTCTCCTATGATCTTCTGCTCCAGCCATTCAGAATATTGTGTCCAATAATTATATGATTTTCGCCCATGTTCAAAAATAGCATCTATATCTAATCTATCTTCAAATTTTTCAATTAATTCCTTTTCAAACTCTTTTCTCAATTCCTCAACTGTCATTTTTCACCTTCCTTTTTAATCCTTCTTTTGCACTTTCAAATCCATCGCTAAATCCTTTAATATAACTTCCTGCACCACCCATGACAGAGTGCATATTATCAATCAGCCCCTCAATCCATTTCTGCATTTCGTCAATGGCACAATTATAGCCTGCTGAATATAATTTATTTTTAGCATAAGCACAAGCTCCATCATATTTCAAAAATTTAATTACTCCTTCCTTTTTCTGTGGCTTCGGCTTATTCATTCTTTCACCTTCCTTTTTAATTCTTGTAATGCCTCTTTATATCCGGTTCTATAAACAACATCATGATACATATATTCTTTTTTAATTATTTTTATCTCTTCATCAATCAACCACTCAATCCATTTCTGCATTTCGTCAATGGCTTCATTATGCCCTTGATTCCAGTCAAGATTATACCACCGAACTCTATCCTTTGTATGACTATATGTTCCATTGGTCATATCTGGATCACTTGTATATTCCGGCAATTTCTTCGGTCTCTCCATGATTATTTCTCCTCTTGCGTGCTTCTCAATAAATCAATATATTCCTTTTTCCAAAATTCAGCTTGAAACTTATAACACCTTGAAGCGCTTCTATACCCTTGCATTAATTCCCATTGCCAAGCCCACATTGACCATCCCGATACTGTCAATATAAATCCAATTATCAAACTCCATATATATCTCTTTTTCCACTTATCCATCCTTCTTCTCCTTTGCATAACAATTCGTTGAATAATTTCCACTTGTCCATGTGATCTCATACCACGGTCTTATTGGATACGGATTAACCGGATACGGATATGGCTGTGGAATATATTCTTTCTCTTTTTCAAAAATGTTTTTTAGCTCATGGTATAAACTTTTTGCCTCTGATTGTTCAAGTTCAATCTTTACTCCGTTTTTTGTCTTTATTACAACTTTAATTTCTGCACTCATACCTTCTCCTCCTTAACGCTATCCTTACATTGATCACAAACAACTTCTATCTCCTCCTTCACTCTCTTGATTATTTCAATGGCTTTTTTAAGGCCATCTACAAGTATATCCAGAAACTGCATTGAAATAATTCGCCAATTTCAATAACTTCTCTTTTTCTCTTTGTCCACTATAATGCAATATTCTTTCATGCTTACGTCCATAGCAATCAATCATATCTAAAGAACCCCACTCATCCCCATTACATTCTGGATGTTTGTTTGCACTTAAAAACATTTTTGCTTTTTCATTACCCACACTACACCTCCATTATTTAATATTTATTAATTCAAAATAATTATATTCATAATTAAATTTATATACTGCTGTTTTGACATCACCTGTTTTTTCTCCAATAGAATAAATGTAATACATATATCCATCAGTAGTTGTCAATGTCACCATACTCCACCTCCATTATTTAGACTTCAGCTTTCTCTATCTTATTCATGGCTTCTCCTGTCCTACAGATTCCAACCATTTCTCTACTGGTTCATTCATCCACGCTTTCAATGCTCTATCAAATTCGCCATTATCCTCTGAAATAATTTTTTCATCCATACTCCCACAACTTGTACATCCTTTGAGTTTAACTGTGTCCGGAAAATAACAATTCTTTTTTCCGCAACCAAGACACCTAACAATTCTATATTTATTCACACTCCACCTCCATTATTTAGACTTCAGTAACTCTGTCTTATTCATGGCTTCTCCTTAATCAATTTAAAGAATCCATAACCCCAGCTTGCAGACCATCTCCATCCTTCTTTCTTTCTTTTTGCAATATATTCATTCCACTTTTTTTCGTCTTCCTCATTATCGTATCGAACATAAGGCATATTCCAATCCAATAAAATAGCATCACCGTTATCCCCCTCTATTATAACTTCATCACAACCAAATTCCCTGAACCCCTCTGTCCAAGACTTTCCTACAAAATTACCTAATTCTATATTTTTTCCCTTTGGTTTTATCTTTACTTTCACACTCCACCTCCATTATCCTCTTTCTTTTTTATTTACTGCTTATCCACATATTTAAAAATCCAATTAATAAAACCCATATAGAGCCTGATAACTTAAAATTTGATTCCTGAATTATCCCAATTGTATACATTACCATACTAACAACAATACAAATCATTCCGATTACCATATTTAATGCCCTCATACATCCACCTCCATTATTTAGACTTCAGTAATCCATTGTCTTTAAGATAGATCCACATCTTTGCAAGGGCATTGCAGAGTTTTTTATCTACAAAGCTTACCTTTTCATCATTGATATAAAGAGTTCTTTCTTCCCACCTATCTTTATAAAAACATTCTGATTCTTTTTCATATATTCTCAAATCAAGATAAAAATCATCATACACATCATTTTCCAATACTTTCGGCAACTCCATCAATAGTTCTTCGGCTGTGGGTGCTGAATATTTATCTACATTACAATTCTTTGCTGTAGTTCTATCAAAAAGAACGACACCATCAGAAGGTCTTTTGGCTATAACCCATATCCATAATCCATCCTGCCTAAATCCCTTTTCCTTTAAACTCTTGCTTATCTCTAAATCGCAACAAATGTTTTCTAATTCCATACCTACCTCCTTAAATCAGCCGAGCGGCTACAGCCGTTGAACCTCCGCTTTCGATTTTTCTACTCGCTACCGGGTACCGTTTAAAGCACTGCTCCGCTCGACCTTTGACAGATACTCTGTCTTATTATTTCAGGCGGTGCTGACGGAGACACCCAGTCAACCCTCTGGACTTACGCCTTATAAGTCGTGTGAACCCTATAATTATAGGTTGCTTATAATTATATTTCTGCTACGATTTCCCGCCAACACCTTATTTGATTTTAAAAGAACTATTTCTTATTCGCTATCTTGCCTGCTTTAATCCAGTTTGACTTGATCCAATCCGTCAAAACATATCGTCTATTAATCAGCCAAATAAACCTAGAGATTAAAAGAGTCAAAATTCCAAATGCTACTAATGAAATAGATCCTGTCAATATTCTGTTGTCAACAAATTGCGAAATCATAATATCACCCTTTTCAACAAAAAGATTAGCTCCAGTTAAATTCCATATTGGTAATGTCATCCACCCAAGACTAAAAAGCAAACCCAATATAACCGATGCAACTACCCCCATTATTAATACAGCTATCAAAAAATACCCTATCCATTTAAATAGAAATTTACCAATCTCCCACAACTTCAACCCTATAAATATCAATACTCTTTTCATGTTCCCTCCTCTTCTATAAAATCTTTTAAAATTCCTATCTTTTTTACTTCATCATCATAATTAAATGAATAATTTTTTTGTGTTATCATACTTGTTGCTCTTCCATTTTCGTTTTTAACAAATGCGCTTATCCCTTGTTTCTTACTAGAAGGAAGTATCTTTACAAATACATCTTCAGCATTTAAATTTATAAATGTACATATTTCATTATCTTTAATCTTTTTCATTTTTTATTCCTTCTATCTTTGGAACTAAATATTCTTTTTTCAAATTCTTTTTCTTTTATATTATTTTCCTTTTAATAACTCTGGATTTTCGTATATGTTTCCGATTACTTTCATAAGTCCTACAAGATTAAATACAGCATAATTTTGAAACACAGTATCATTTTTCTTTATTGTAAACATTGTATTTTCCCGAATAATTTCCGTTACCGTTGTCCCTCTTTTTGTCTTTCCTCTTGTCCAATCATATTTAATTATATCCCCCTCATATATTTCAACACCATTCTTATCATGAAGCCCTATATATTGCATAGCCGTATCATTGGTTCCGCCATAATGAGTTGATTGAGACAACCATCCTTTTGAATTAATATTGACATCATAATACATTCTTTTTAAACCAGTGTGCCAAGCCCTGAATTTAACCTCTTTCATTTCATTCCTCCTCCCTCAATTCTGGATTTTCATATATGTTTCCGATTACTTCACAAAAACTTGCTTCGGGTCTTACTTCTCCTACATCATCATCTTCATATAGAGGACATAACAACTTCGCAAAAGGTGAAAACCCACATAAACTATTATCCCATTCTACTTTTTCTATATCTTTAGTAAAAGGATAGTTTCCAAGTCTAACAATATCCCCTTCATATATCTCTTTGCCATTCTTATCCTTAAGCCCTGTGTATTGCATAAGAATACAAACTTTTCTTGGATGTATTGAATCTTCAGCGACATGATCTTCATTAAATTCATATACGGCAAACATCCTTTTTTGTTCTTTCTCCCATACTCGAAATTTAATCTCTTTCATAACATTCTCCTATAATATAATTATATACTATTCATATTTTTTTTAAACACTTTAATATTTTTTATCTTTACTTAAATAATATATATTATTATCAAAATAATTTTCTTCATAGCTCCTTAATTTTGTGCTTCTAATTTCTTTCCTATGTTCAAAATAAACAGTGATCACAGATAATCCTATAGAAATAACAATAATCAATCCTAATATAAATATATAGAAAATCATATTAAAACCTCCCTGATTAAAATGAGTATATACCACCAATATTTGGTTGTTCAAAATCAAACTCTTCAAAGTGTGTTCCTTTTACTTTTTTAATAGTTATTATAGTCTCATCAGTAATTTTCACACCAGTATTTTTGAATGCTTCAAGAGTTTCTAAAAGATCTTTATCTTTGATGTTCTTATACTTTATTCTTTTCATTTTTTAACTCCTTATTCATTTTTTTTACTACTTGTTTTGCTTTTTTTCTTTTCAAGACCAGAATCTAATAGTGTATTGCATCTTTTACAAATTGTTCCATAACCATATTTGTATGGCCATATTGTTCTTATTACTTCCCATTTGTGCTTACATATAGATTTAATTCTCTTCATATTTTACCTCACTTATTTAATTTTTTCATTACTCTTTCGGGAGTGATATCTGAGAATACTTTTTTATTCATTTTTGAATTTTGAGTTTTATCTTCTATCGGAATTAATTCTTCAGCATCAATTAACTGTAATTGACGATGAGCTTCTTCAACTTTAGCGCATGCTTCTTGTACTTTTTTATTAGCTTCTGTAAAATGAAACCATACACCAATTATATCGTCGTACACCCATATCCAATACTTATGTATTCTCATAATATTTTTCCTTTAAATTATTTATTTTTTTCTTTTTCTTTTAAAATTTCATTTACTATATCATTAGTCATATCTTTTTGAGGCAATGGCATTGTAAGATCACCAAAATCTTTATCAACATCCCATTGATTTAAAAGAATACCATCATCTGATATTAATGTTAATTTCATAATATTTTCTCCTTTTTATTATTATAATACCAAGAAGCAACGAAATAGTTAACCGACTATTTTATTTATTTTTGGCTGTTTTATAGAAGTGGATGTTCTTTAATGATATTCTCAGGCGTATCTGAAGATCCCTGGATCACTCCAGCAGACGTTGTTTTATAGATGTTATATAACTTATCAAACCCAATCTTTGCGTAATTGTCAGCATGTGCATAATGATCTTGTCCAGTCTTTCCTACAACTTCATATAACGCACCAGTCTTATCATCAATATATTTTTCTACGACTAAATTTGCATGATGCTCTACAAAATCTTCTATATTATTATCTAATCTTGGAAATGAAACTCTTTTTTCTTCGTATTCTTGAATTAATAGTTTAAATGTTCCAACTCTAGAAACTGTTATCGTCATCGCTCTTTCATTTACTATAGGTGTTATTAGTTCTCTTTTTCTTTTTTGCCGCTGTATTTCGCCTGTATCATAAAAACACCCATAAGATTTTGTTGGAAATCTTCTAACAAGATACGAGTTTCTATCTACACCTATTCCATTAGCATCATTTATTATTATTTTAGCTCCAAAAAATTCGCATATTTGTTCTACTCTTTTTACATGTTCTGTTTGTAAACCATGAAATCCATGCTTTCTTAAACTTTCATCGTCTATTTTTTCTACGTATATTACTTTAGAGTCTTTCATGTCTGGAGGAAAACCATTTGCTCTAACTACTACCCAACTTGTTTCTCCCCAGTCAACGCCAACACTTACATTTTTTGCCATCCCTATTTTTCTATATTGATTTACAAACGTTCTATCTTGACATTGTTCAAAAAGATCTCTTGTTAATTTTGACTCAGGACTCACATACGCATATCCCATTACTTCATTCCAGAATTGATGCAAGAATCTAAATGTATGATATTTGTATAATATTTCTTTTCCTGTTTTCCATGCTAACATCATATATGTAACTCTATATGATGATCTTGTAAGTCTTAAATGAGGTTTTTTTGAAATCCATCTTGAAGTTTTCAAATAAAATTGACTGTTTTTATCTATATACTCTCCACAATATTTACACCCTATATATACTTTATCTAATTTTTTTATATACTCAGGACTATTTGTATCAGTATTATCTAATTCAAAAAAATTACATAGATTTTCTGGAAATTCCATTATTTGTTCTTTCTTACAACGAGGACAAGTTATATACCATTCATATTGACATCCTTTCTTAAACGCTCCGTCTATTCCACTATTTGGAAATTTCGGAGTTGATATTCTAGCTCTTCTCGCTAATTCACTATGAGAAGTAGACTCTGAATATATATCCTCTATTTGTGGATTTTGACTTTCATATTCATCAAACGTTATTTTATCTGAAGACGGACCTCGTCCTTGATAATCAGTCCATGAACTATCTACTGTATAAAAACTTCCATTTATAAAAGACTTAGAAGTTAAATTAAAAGGTTTTTTTACTAACCTTACTATTCTTGGAGATCTTTCTACTGCAATAGTTATCTTTTCTCTTGCCATCTTTTCAGACATTCCACTTGTAGGAAAAATATGTCTTACATTAGTATATGGCCTTGAACAGCATAAATATAAATTTTCATTTATCTCGCTTTCGCTAAATTCACTCTGACGACACTTGATGATAGATTTATCTTTCGACTTATCATTTATATATTGTGTCAAATATGGACGATGAGCTGCTGTAAGTTTTGTATCTTTTTCTCCAAGCATCATTTCGACATCAGCATTCTTATAATTAAAAGGATTTCCTTTAAGTATTCTATTTGATTCTACCCATTCTTGAAGATTCCCTTTTCCTCTAGCAAACTCATTATATTCGTCTAATCCTATTCCAAATCCGTCGAATAACTTTGATGCTTCGTCAGAAATATTATCTTTATAATCAATATTCAATAAATCATTTAAATCTTTTAATGCAGATTGTGGAGAAGTCTTATCTATATCGATAGTAGATTTTTTCATATTCAATTTTTTTTATTTTCTTTTTCACTTTCAATAACGTTTTTAACTGTATTTAACATATTTTCAAATTGCGATATACTTTGATGCTTCAAACATATTTGATTCTTCTTTGATTCGTCTTGTTCAGTATCAAACCATAATCCTTCTGAATTTTTTAAATCACTCAATGCTCTTGATCCAACTATATAAAATTGAGACATTATTCTTAATAAATCTAAAACTTTATATTTTTCGATATCTATTCCTATTTTTTTAAGTTTATTTTCTAATATCATCAATAAATTTTCTATCGAAATCTTTTCTATTAAATCTTCTTTTCTTAAAAATATCAATACGTTCTCGAATCCCGCGCTCCTTAACTCTTCTAACAAAAAATTCATTTCTAACATTGATACTTCTGGTGAACACTCTTTAAATATCAATACATCATCTTCTTTTATTTTTAATTTCTGTACAGATTCTATAAGTTTAATTATTATTTTTTGATTCATTTTTTTCTTTAGCTATTTTCTCTCTTTCTTTTTCGATATTCTTTTTTGCTTTTTCTTCTTCTAATTTAAATTTTGCACGTTGTTCTTTTCTTACGTTATATCCTTTTTCTAATTGTTCAAAAGGAATTTTACTCATAATTTGAGCTACTTTATTTGTAGTATTCATTTCTTCAGCAAATAAATTATAATACTGATCCCACACTTTTGACATCCATACGTCCATTGAAAAATGATCACCAATTCCATTTTTGTCTAACCATTTAATAAAATCATCAAATACTTTTTCTTTAAGTTCTTTAGCTTTCATCGATATTCTCCTTCTTTTTAATTTCTATTCTTGTAAATAAGTTACATTTCAGACATTGATATTGTCTATACCGTTTTTTATCTTTATCAATTTTAATTCCAATAAACTTAATTAACTGTGTTTTACAATGCTTACATTTTGGTTGATTCATTTCTCTTCTTCCTTATCTTTATTTACATTAACTTTTATAAATTTCTTCTTATCTAAACCTTCTCTAAAATAATCAATAATCATAACAATTAAAAAAAACACAAAAAAAAGTTCTACAATGCTAAAAACTATTACTAAAATAATCTTCAACCAAGCAATATTAATAAATTTCAATGATATAAATGAAAATATAAAAGCAATAGCAAAATAAAATGCACCCCAAAAAATTAATCGTTGATATTCATTTCTTTTTATTATCATTTCTTTTCTTCCTTACATTTCGTATTTTTTTAGTACATTTTTCACAATAATGATATCCACTACAATCACAATATATTACTTCATCATCTCGTAAATCTTCATCACAACAATCACAAGCTACTATATCATCACTACATCGAGAACATGTTTCAACTTCTCTTGTTAATATTTTACTTTTTATTAATCGTCCCGTCTTCTCTCTCCATTTTGTTGATATATCTATTCAAATACCATTGTGCTTTTTTAAGATCTTCTAATTGATTACTTTTTATTTTATGTCTTGAAATATATTTTATAACATTACCTAAGTGAAATCCTAAATCCCAATCTTCTATTACATCAATAGTTTCAAATTGGCCCGAAATATAATGTCTAGGATGATTTATATTGTCCGTTTTCTTTTCTTTCTTTTCTAACATCAATTTCTGCCTCTATAAATCTTTTTATTTTTTCTCCTGATGTTTTATTATATAGATCTATTAGTTCATTATCAGTAAGTTCTTTTAATTTATATAAATCTTTATCTTTCATATTATCCTTATTCATGTATTGATATAACTAGATAAACCTTCAAAAACATCAAACCCAGAA